TGTTTAGACTTAGTGCCACCTAGCCACAGTCTACCACCGTGGAATGTACCCATCTTTGGGTAGCCGCGTGTAGCACTCCATACATCTTCTTTTCGTGGAGAACCATTTTGGCTTTTTGTAAATGTTAATATCTGGTTGGCGTTACTTATACCGCTTGTAGGAAAGCCAGTATATAGCTCAAAGTCTTTTGTTGATTCGCCACTAACAGTAACCGTGTATTGCATAACACCAGTGCGAGTAACTGATACACCAGTCTCACCATACACAGGCATTTCTTGTAGATTCTTTTCTAAGTTAAATCGCGTTGAACTTTGCTGGTTTGCATTAGCATCCCCAGCGAACGTAATGTTTTTACTTAACACCCCCTCAACGTCAATCTGATATGTGTCACCTGTCTTAACATGACTGCCAAATGTTAATATTTGCACATCATTTACAGGCGTAGGACTAGTTGCGTCATCATAGTCAAACTGCGGCACATTAGAAAAAGGAATGTCATCAATAGCAAACGAACTAGCTATGTTGCCAGTGTTAATAATTCTTTTAGGTGGATGTTCCTCATGGAACAATAGCATGACGTTCTCTGTTTGTACGTCACGCACCCTAGCGATCTCGTTAAAGTCATAGGGTAGAGGCAGGTTAGCTATTAGAACAGTATCTGTGATCGTGCTGTGCGGGATACGGTAGATAGCTAAGTTGCCAAAAGAAGGCGGGTTAGTCGGGCTTACAGTGCCTGATGAGGGCGCTCCACCAGTAGCCACACACAGGTAGTGCCTGTCAGTCTCAATGCTGAAGTCAAACGTCTTAACGTCAGAGAAGCTCAGGTTGTCGTATATGACATTTAACCCAGTCAGTTCAACTTTCTGAGAGCCTAAATCACCTGTATCACCTGTACGCACAAGACGCACATACGGTGTAGCCACAGTATCTGTAATCTTAGTTCTAAGCGATGTAGGTGCAGACGTTACTGTAATGCTTGCGCGATCAGTCCAGGCAGTGCCGTTAGACGATGTTTGTACCTTAAATACAGACGTATCAGTGTTAACCAAAGTAAGCTGTATGTTCTGCACATCGATAAAGACAATGCCTGTAGTGGTGCTGCTTAAATCATATTGAGCAACAATATAATCAGCATTTGCGCCTGTGCCCAAAACACCAACATTAGTTGTAGTAGTACCTTTGGTAGCCTCACTAAAGTCGTTTAGGTTAGCTGGTGTGCCGCCTCTTGGCATGGTTGCCGTAAACTGGGTGCTAAGATATGCGCCCATAATGTTAATAGGCTTATCAATATGCTCTGTGCCTGGCCGTCTTTTAACACCACCCTGCGGCACAATGACTACGTTCTCAGCAGTCTGTAGGCCAGCATAGTATTGATTAAGGTCTGTACGTCCCTTTAGTAGAGGCGATAGCTCACCGCTAGTAAAGCTGGCTTGCAGGAATTGTGACTCAGCCATTAGTACCTCACATTAATAAATGGTTGGCTTCTAAGCGGCTCCGTTGGGTATTGTTGTGAGTCAGTGTAACGTGCCATACGAGATGCGTTCTCGTACTTAGCAGCGTTAACTTGTGCTGATGCAGCACTGTCCCTGATAGAAGGCGCAAAGTCCATTGCTAGTGCGTACTCGATCATCTTAGCAAAGTAAACAGGCCATTCACCTTCAGCCACGTTTGCTATGTAATCAACGTACAAAGGCCCAGATGTATTGGCATACACCTTGTCGCCATAGATTCTGTATTGTATTGCAGGGTCTAGCTTAACTACGTTAATCAGGTCAGCAGGAAGCTGATAGATGTTTTTGTAGTCATTACCTACTGGAGTTTCTGTAGTAAGGGCTAACTGCGCTAATCGTCGAGCAAAGCCCCAGCGATACTTAGACATCTCAGCCTGCACGATGTTGTCGTACAAGTTGTTAGCTACGGTTTCTGCGCGTGTGTTACCACTCAATGATGTGACAGGCAGGTCGCCAATCAAAATCAAGGCGTTAGAAATTAACTTAATTTTCTCTGCCATACTAACCTCAGTAAGAAAGGGGGGCGAACCCCCCAGACGTTGTGCTTTGTTACTTTACGCAGTAATAATTAGGCCAGCAGCCGCTGTAATGCTTGTAGCGGTCTGAGTCTTAATATACGTCAAGTGAACTACTGGTGCTGTAGCAGTAGTGGTATCTTTACAGATAATCAAATCACCAATGCTCAACTCATTGATAGCAGCAAGAAAATAATCTGCGTTATCAATAACAGCCTTAGCATCAGTAGAAGTGTACTGCCAAGTAGAACCACCATTTCCAGAACCGCCAATGCGGCATAAACCATCTCGTGCAAAAGCCATGTCTAATTCTCCTTATGCAGTTTGAGTGTATTGAACTTTAACCAAACCACCTTCGTCGCGCACAACAGAGCCAGCCTTCAGCATGCCGTTACACAACCAAGAAGTACGCTCGGCTACCCAGTCGATCTCGGTCTTCATGTCGATACCGAGGGCAAGGCCCACAGCAGGACGCTGGAAGAAGTAAGAGTCAACTACGTTAGCAGCAACAGTCAGTCCACCTTCTACGCGAGACTCAAGAATTACAAACTTGAAGCCAGCCAGAGTGTCAACATCACCGTTTACGAGTGCTTTAATAGCTTGATAGTCAGAAGAAGTTGCCTTCTCGTCGTTCAACAGTCCACCTAGACCCAGTGCGTTTACAGCAGCAAACAGCTCAGAGTTAGGAACACCTTGGTCACGCAGTTCAACCTGGGCTTTAATTACTTTAGCCATGTTTAGGTTAGAAGCGTTACCGCCTACGTTAGTACCAATAGTGGTTGTCAGAGGAGTAGAAGCATCCATAGCGTCGATAACAAGCTGGTCAGTACGGCGACCAAGAGCGCCAGCAATAGTGTTTGCTAGTTCCTGCTTCTCATCAAAGTTGACATCTTGAGCATCAAACATGTCAGTGTACTCTGGAGCATTCCAGTTGCTTAGAGTGGCAGTTTTGAACTCGTGCGCCACATCCATAGGAGTTACCAAGTCAGAAGTAGACTTCTGGTTAGCAAGACCTTTACCCATACGACGAAACTTGTAAGTGTCGCCAACTACATTGTTGCGCTGAGTTACAGCACCTTTCAGCAGGCCCATGCCCTGATAGGCATGTTTAACCATACTGTCAAACTCCGTGACCGCCACGGCTGATAGATTTTTACTCATAGTAGATTCCTCGAAAAAGAGTAAATTAAAAAGTTTTTCAAGGTTTTTGCTGAGTACCCAGTAAATTGGTCAGCATCCAACCTAATTTACTGGGCCTTAAAGAAAGGGTATCCAGTTTTTGAATTATACCCTGAATACCCCTATTGGATCAACCAACAGTGCGTTGGTGCGGCCTGTCGCCACCAAAGTCTTGCATCATCTTCTGTATTTTTGCTTCATGGCTTCTATCAACACTACGCAATAACCCACCATGCTCATCTTTCTTGAACATTTCAGCCTCAATGTCTGACCATGTAAGACCTGTAGGGCTTTCACCACCGTCAATAGGTAGCTTAGTAGGGGCTGTAGCTGACACTAGCATCTCAATTAACTGCACTGATTCTGCTGTAGTTACTAGATCACGGGCAACATCAAAGTCTTCAGCACTCATATTGTTCTTCATAAAGCCTTCAATTGTCTTTATGCGCTGCTGTGCGTTATCCCCTAGCTTCGCTAACTCTTGCTCCTGCTCAACCTGCTCTACAGCCTCAGATTGTGCGGTTAACAGTTCCCATGCATCGTTAAATGCGTCCTGAGACATGTTGGTCTTGTTAGCAAACTCGGTCAGTTCCTCTAGCAAAGCATCACCAGACTCTACACCTTCAGGGCCAGCATAGCCGTCTTTAGGTGCGCCTGTAAATCCACCAAACTTCTTCTCTAGCTCTGTATACGCTTTAGCCTGTTCTGCAACAGACTTGTACTTGGTAGGGTTGTACCACTCAGGCATATCGCCTGCACCCTTGATACCTTCTGATAGAAAGTATTCACCTTCACTTAACTCTGGCGATGACTGATCTAACAGGGTATCGCTTGTTGTTTCTTCTACTGCGGCCTGTTCTTCTGACATTAAATCTTCTCCCAGGGTAGGTCGATAATCTTCCTCGACTTCCCTAATGGTTGGTGTTTAAGTTTTATCTCGCATAACTTGCGCTGTCCATTGAGCAAGGCGAGAGAGTTAACGTCGATCCATTCAACGCTTTTGCCATCCTTATTACAACGGAATGCACAAAACTTGCCTACATAATCATAGCCATCAAACTTATACTGTTTAGCTAAGTCATCTAGCCATTCCATCTTAAAGCCAATTTTATCTAGGTACTTCTTAGACTCATCACCTATAAGAACTTTTGGCGTTACCTTTACGGCACGTTTCTTAACTTCTTTAGTCATAGTATTTCTGCTTGGTTGATTTGATTAATTATGAATTTAACTACACCTGACTCACCGTTATGGTAAGCAGATTCGTAGTTTACATTAGGGGAGCCAAAAGAAGTGTCGTTATCGTAGATAAATCGTTTGTGTAGATCAGCAATGACTTGCTTACCTTCTTCAGAGTTGAAGCAACGATTGTATGCTTTAGCTAGTTCAGCAGCTTGTGAACGTTTTTTAGCCGTCTGCTTTTTTGCGGCCTCTGGGTTAACAGAAGCCTTGTCGATGTCGTCCCAACTCATTGTACTGGGGCTTGACTCGTAGCCATCCCAGCCTGTGCAGCCTGTGCGCCAGCTTGGATTATTTGTTGTTTCTCAGTTTCGCTTCGCATTAGTTCAGCAGGCATACCAGTTTTACCTCCAGCCCATGTACCAAAGTCTTCCAGCTTAAAGGCAATCTTGGCTTGGTCTGGGCCAGCAGTCTGCAATACAAATGCTACAGCTTGTTGTACAGACATCAGGTCTTCACCATCTTGCGCTTTAGCTAACGGAGACAAGAATTTAATATCTATGTCTTTATTATCTAACTGTATAGGAGTAATCAGTCCTCTACGAGTTAGGATAGCAGTTACACGCTTGATAATAGGGATTAATACTTCGGTCTGCAAGCGCCCAAACGCAGAACCAATACGTTTTGCTAGTTCTCTGGACTCTATAGCTACCTCAGTAGCACTGCGTACAGCACCATTAGGGTCTCTTAGATCGTTAAACAGGGCGCGTTTGATAGCAGTCTGTAGCTCGTTAATCTCAAACTGCGCTAATGACAGGTTAGAGCCTGTGTCTAGTCGCTGAATACTAGGATTAGCAGAGTTGTTAGAACCTACAGGAATAACAATGCCTGGGCTTATACTAATATTGTAGGGGTTGGTTACACCGTCATCAGTTGCTGTGTACATACCCGCTAGATCGATAGCTGCTTTCTGTAGTACAAACTCTTTAGCTTTGTTTAGAGAGCGTACATCAGGCAATGCTTGTAGCGCAGGGCCACGACCACGAATCTCACCGGATACTTTAGAGTAACGGCCAGTTAACCAAGGGCTAGATGTACCGTAGTCTTCCATCCAGCTAATAGAATCTTCACTCTTTACCCAGACACAACCGTAGTAGGTCTTAGCTTTAGGCATGTATACAACACCTTCACTAATCTCTACGTCTTTGTCTGGTGAATTTTTGATCACATTCTTGATCTTTTCAGAAGGCTTAAACCCTCTCCACTGACGCTCTAGGTTACGCGCTTTAACAGTGAATCGTCGCCAATGTGTCTCGATAGAACCGTATGGGCCTTCCTCAAACGCTATACCCTTCTGTGGGATAGCATTAAAGATAAGGGGCATGTTGTCATCATCGTTCTCATCGATGCGTAGAGAGCCAGTACCGACTAAAAGGTCTAGGGCATGCTCATAAAACTGCGTAGCAAAGTTAGAACGATTGATGTAATCAAAGATAATGACAGCCTGCTTCTCCAGGTTATCCCTTATCTCTTGTTCTGTTACACCGTAGTCGCCAGTCTCAAGCATTTCTATTACTTGGTCAGACGGAGCGAACGTAGCCCAGCGCGACCAGATAGGTGCAATGTTTTCTTGCAGCTTACTAGCGCCTTGTTGGATTGCCTCAAGAGCAGTGGAGTCAAATATACGCTCCATCTTCTTCTGGCCTCGGCGATTAGTGTCAAACAAGTTCCTGTTGGGCAGGAAAAATTCATACACATCATCTAGCGTATCGTGCCACATCATAGCATTCTCAAATGCCTTGGCCTCACGCCTTTTAAGGTCAGCTAAAGACCCTAACTCTTTAGGTAATTGCATATTATCGCCCAGTTCTAGTTGTATATACTCGACCGGGCATAGAACCGCCAATACCGCCCATCAAACCGCCGCCAGACAATGTACCCTGGCCACCTTGCCCTCTGCTTGGGCCTGCTTTTTTAGCAGGAGTGCCCTTGGCTAACAGTGATTTAGTGCCTAGTGTTCCTCTGGCTACAGCTTTAAGACGCTTCTCTTGCTCTTCGGTCTCTTCGTCTAG